AATTCTCTACACGTTTTTGACATAGATGATACTCTATTCCACACGAATGCACAAGTAAAAGTGGTAGATCATGAAGGCAAAGTTGTTGATAGACTATCAAACTCTCAGTTCAATGATCATCAACTTCAGCCTGGTCATTCATACGATTTCTCTGAATTTAGATCAGCCGACAAATTTCGTGATGAATCAAAACCAATTCCAAAAATGTTGAATAAGCTAAAAGCTATTCATACCAACATAAAGAAAAAATCAGGATCAAAGTCACGAGTCATAATGAACACGGCGCGAGCCGACTTTGATGACAAAGACAAGTTTCTTGATACGTTTAGAAAACAAAATGTGGACATAGACGATATTCATGTTCATCGTGCCGGAAACCTTGAGGGTGATGAAATACCAGCAGTAAAGAAAGTGAAGATAATCAGAAAACATTTGGAATCTGGTAATTATAGAGAAGCACACATGTACGATGATAGCACGACAAATCTACAACACTTTCTTGCCATGAAGAAAGATCATCCAGATGTTGAATTTCATGCACATCATGTGCTACCAGATGGCACAACACGAAAGTTTATTTCCAATCCTAAACTAGAAGAAGACGCTCCAGCAAATGCCGCAGGTGGTGGTGCCATTGCAGGCATTGGAGTTGGTCCACAAGGTGAACCTGGTGTACAACCAGGAACACAACAAAATATTCTTGCAAGAATGCTTCGTCGCAAGGCATTAAAAGAACCCAAGCAAGAAGAAAAGATACAAAAAGTCAACGAAGCAACGTTTGCGGGACAAGAAGTATTCGTTGTTCCAACACAGTATTATCACAATTGTCGAGAAGGAAAGAATCGATATCATAGCTATGAAAGATATGTGGGTAATGATGAAATAGGCGAAACAATCAGAAAGTATGGTAGAGACAGAAAGAATCGCAAGAAGCCAATCATCGTTCAAGATGAAAGAACTGGTGCGATGATGTATCTACGATACGGCGGAAAATATAGAAAGGATCGCACATGATTACACCTGAAATTCTCAAGCAATGCCTACCAGAAGCAACAATGCAGGCTTGCGAGACATTTGCCGAGCCATTGGCCGAAGCATGTGAAAAATTTGAAATCAATACACCACAAAGACTTGCTGCATTCATTGCACAAGTTGGTCACGAAAGTGGAAACCTACGCTTCGTAAAAGAAAACTTGAATTATTCTGCTCAAGGTCTTCGTAAGATATTTCCAAAATATTTTCCAAATGATCAACTTGCAATGCAGTATCAGCGTAATCCAGAAGCAATCGCAAATCGCGTATATGCAAATCGCATGGGTAATGGACCAGAAGATTCTGGCGACGGATGGAGATATCGCGGTCGTGGTCTAATTCAATTGACAGGTCATGACAATTATCACAAGTGCATGGCTGATCTAGAAGTAGATGATCCAGAATACTTTGAAACTCCAGAAGGTGCAGTCTATTCAGCTTGCTGGTTCTGGAACACACGCAATCTAAATGCAGTAGCTGACACTGGCGATATCAAGAAAATGACCAAGTTGATCAATGGTGGATTTATTGGTCTTGAAGATCGCATCAAGCATTATCAACACGCACTTCACGTCCTTGGTGGATGATGTTGGGTTTCTTTGCTTCAAAGGCAATGCTCGTAGTAGTAATCGCTTCTGTAGGTAGTGGCGGTTACTTCTATGTGCAAAGTCTTCGTCATCAACTTCAAGCAGCTGTAGAAGCGCAGCAGAAACTTGAAGATGCAATTGCTGCAAAAGAACTTGTCATGAACAAGATGAAAGAAGATATCGAAAACATAAGAAAGATAAATTCTGAATTGAATACAAAGTTTGCAACTGCTCAACGTGATGTTCATGACTTGGAAAAGAAGTTTAAGGACTCAGAAGGTCGTCTAAAGGATTTTTCAAGAGCAGCAGTACAAAATCCAAAAGCATTGCAAGACAAGATCAATCGTGGTACAAAGTTTGCATTACGATGCAATGAAATTTCTTCTGGCGCACCATTGAAGCCAGAAGATGATGCGAATAACATTTGTCAAGAACTGATAAAGAGCAAGAAAGCGGAAAAGAAATGAATCGCCTGTTACTATGTGCTACGTTATTGCTTGCGGGATGTGGTGGCGTAGCCCCAAAGATTGTTGAAAAACCGATACTGGTTGATAGACCTGAGTTGATTGTTCCAGAAGTACAACCAGTACAACAATATGACTTTGAGTGGATTGTGATTACAAGAGAAAACTTCGATAGTGTTGCACGAGATTTGGAAAGTCGTGGACAAACAATCGTTCTATTTGCAATCACACCACAAGGATATCAAAATCTAAGTTTGAGCATCGCAGAACTTAGAAGATTCATAACACAACAACAGTCTGTGATCGTGTCATACAAGACATATTATGGTAAAAAGACTGAAGAACCAAAAGTAGAAGAAAAGAAAGAAGAAGAAAAGAAACCATTTTGGAAAATATTCTGAGGTATTACCATGGCAGTCAACGCAGAAACAGAAGTAAAAACACCTGACGGAAAACCAGCTGAAGACTGGATGAGCAAAAGATGGCGACCAATGATGGGTTGGTTATACATGGGAACATGTACAGTTGACTTCATTGTTTTTCCTATTGTTTGGTCCGTTCTACAAGCAGCAACAGGTCAAAACGTAACACAATGGAATCCAATCACTCTACAGGGTGCTGGACTATATCATCTTGCAATGGGCGCAATATGCGGTGTCGCCGCATGGTCACGCGGACAAGAAAAGATGGCAGGCTCTGGTATGAGTGGTGGAATGGGTATGGGAATGGGCAGTGGAATGGGTATGGGCAGTGGAATGGGTATGGGTAGTGGTATGGGTATGGGTATGGGTATGGGTATGGGTATGAATAGATCAATGCCACTAAATAGTACTACACCGACGCCTTCATCATATTCAAGATCTACTGCGTCTACCTCAAAGTCGGTGCTTCCTGATACTGATATGGAAGACGCAGACAATATGATAAGAAGACGATAAGGAGAAAACAAATGGAATTTGTAACTAATCTAGTATCACTTCTATGGGCGCTAATTTGGACTAAGGAAGCATTTTGGCTAGTCGTTGGACTTCTTGTTGGCTGGAACATTCTTCCACAACCAACTTGGGTAAAAGGTCTGGTTGCAAAAGTACTTCCTAAAAAAGTAACGTCACCGGAGTGATATAATAAATCATGAGCGCGGTCAGAAGAAAAACAGACGTAAATACAGACGTAGAACTAATCAAGAAAGATATATCTCTAATTACAGATGTATTCAAGAAACTCGATACTACAATAGAAAAACTAGAAGAACTGACCGCGTCCATGACCAAGGTCCTCTCACTTCATGAACAAAAACTAGAATACCAAGAAAGAAAAGATCAAGAATTGGATAAGCTAATAGAACAAAGACGTACAGAACTACAATCAGACATAAAAGAACTACATTCTCGCATAACAACAGTAAATCGTGAATTGCTCGTAAAAATTGAACACACCGAACAAAAAATAACAAATGAAATCAAAAACCTAAAAGAACATATAACAAACGAACACAAGAAACAATCAAACGTAGTGGAACAAATACAACGCTGGAAGTGGATGATTCTTGGTGGGTCAGCTGCAGTAATGTGGCTGATCTCCAGCGTAAACTTTGCCACTCTTTCAAAATTCTTCAAATAATTTGACTTTACAGCCCTGGTCGTCTATAATGACGAAATGATGTGGCTAGATAAAAAATACCTAAACTTGATCTCGCACAAGCTGGAACGCTTTGCGTGGAAAGGCGATAGACTTGCAAACATGAGATGTCCACTATGTGGCGATTCTCATAAGAACAAGTTGAAGGCGCGTGGTTATGCATTTGAACTCAAGGGAAGCTTGATGTACAAGTGCCACAATTGCTCTGCGTCAATGTCCATTCCAGCATTTGTCAAGATCATAGACGAAACGCTATATCGCGAATACATGATGGAAAAGTTTGGTGCCGCCAATAACGCAACGACAAACACAGAATCAAAGCTTGTCATGAAGTCACCAATCTTTCGTGCAAAGATCAATCTACCAACGATTGAATCTCTACAGGAAGAACATTATGCTCGTCAATATATCGCGAATCGTAGGATTCCCAAGGAGTTATATAATCAGCTATACTATGCCGAAGACTTTCGTTCATTCATCGATGAATTGTCTCCCGATCATGGCAAAGAATTGAAAAGCGATTCTCGCATCGTGATTCCATTCTATGATGTCAAAAAGCGTCTAGTTGCTGTGCAAGGTCGTGCATTGACTGATAACAACAAGATTCGATATATAACCATCAAGGTAGATGAAACATCACCAAAGATCTATGGTCTTGATCGACTTGATGTTGGTAAGACAACATATGTTGTCGAAGGTCCAATTGATTCAATGTTTCTGCCAAATGCAATTGCAATTGCTGGTGCAAATCTGATTCAAGTTCGTGAATATATCAATGAAGAGACTGCGGTATTCATCTCGGACAATGAACCAAGAAACAAGGATATCGTTCGTCAGATTGCTCAAAACATAGACTCTGGCTTGAAAGTGTGCATCTGGCCATCGACTGTGCAATTGAAAGACATCAATGATTTGATACTTGCTGGTTATACGACGCAACAAATTGTAACATTGATCGACGCAAACACACATAGTGGCGTGAAAGCCAAGTTCATGCTCAATCAGTGGAAAAAAATATAAAAATATTTTTTGTTGATATTTTCTATTTTCATGATATAATCATCATAAGTATACTATCCGCTAATGATGGGTGAATCATGAAAATAGAATTAGTGTCCTACACACAACCAGTGAAGCGATTGCAAGATCAAGGGATTTCTACACCTGTTGATCTAGTGGCATACTGTGCGCGCGTGTCTAATCCAGCAAATCAATTCAACAATGAAACGTCAGAGAAACTTGTCAATTACTTGATTCGGAACAAGCATTGGTCTCCGCTTCAAATGGTTGACATGACTTTGGAAATTGAAACCACACGCGATATCGCACGACAGATATTGCGCCATCGTTCATTTGAATTTCAGGAATTTAGTCAAAGATATGCAGTTGCCGATCTTGGATTTGAATTTAGAGAGGCAAGATATCAAGATACAAAAAATAGACAGAACTCAACTGAAATGGATTTGACTGACATTAGTCAAAAAGATACTTATGAGATGTGGAATGAGTATCAAAAAAGACTTTCCGAGATGTCATCAAAGTTCTACAACTGGGCAATAGCAAATGGTATTGCCAAAGAAGTTGCGCGCTCAGTTCTTCCTGAAGGATTAGTTCTAACTCGCATGTACATGAAGGGATCCCTTCGTTCTTGGGTCCACTATATAGAACTACGTTCGGCGAACGGAACTCAAAAAGAACATAGACTAATAGCCATAGAGGCTGCAAAGGTAATATCTCAGGTATTTCCTATCGATAAAATTATTTCAACCAATAATCAATAAAGAGGCATGAGATGAGTAATTCACTCCCAACACAGTATCAATCTTTTATCCATCTTTCACGATATTCAAGATGGTTGCCAGACAAGAATAGAAGAGAAACTTGGTTTGAAACTGTCGGTCGTTACTTTGATTTCTTTGAAGAACACCTAAAGGAAGTTTGCAATTACAAGGTCAAGCCAGAAGAACGTCGTGAACTGGAAGACGCTGTTCTCAGCCTTGAGATCATGCCATCGATGCGTTGCTTGATGACTGCTGGGGAAGCATTGAAACGCGAGAACGTATCTGGATATAATTGTTCATATGTTGCTGTTGATTCTCCACGTTCGTTTGATGAAATCTTATATATTCTCATGAATGGTACTGGTGTTGGTTTCTCTGTTGAACAGAAATATACCGATCAACTTCCTATCATCGCTGAAGATTTTTTTGAGACAGACACTACTGTAGTAGTCGGCGATAGCAAGTTGGGATGGGCAAAAGCATTAAAAGAAATCATTCATCTTCTTTATGGTGGTCAGATTCCACGTTGGGATGTATCAAAAGTAAGACCTGCTGGCGCGCCTCTAAAAACTTTCGGCGGACGTGCATCTGGACCAGAGCCTCTTGTTGCTCTATTTGAATTTGTTTCTCGGATTTTCAAAAATGCTGCGGGTCGCAAGCTGACTTCTCTTGAATGTCACGACATCGTATGCAAGATCGCAGAAATCGTTGTTGTTGGTGGTGTTCGTCGTTCAGCCCTTATTTCATTGTCGGATCTTTCTGATGACGGTATGCGTACTGCCAAGTCGGGTATGTGGTGGGAAAACAATCCACAGCGCGCACTAGCAAACAATTCATTCGTCGCAAAGCGCAAGCCCGACATGTCTGTATTCATGAAGGAGTGGTTTGCACTTTATGAATCAAAGTCGGGTGAGCGAGGAATCTTCTCGCGCACAGCTTCACAGAGCCAAGCAAAGAAGTATGGTCGTCGCAATCCAGATTTTGAATTTGGAACAAATCCTTGCTCAGAAATCATTCTTCGTAATCGTGAATTCTGCAATCTGACGGAAGTGGTTGTTCGCGCAAATGATAGCGCAGTCGATCTTCATCGCAAGATCAGACTTGCAACTATTCTTGGTACATGGCAATCAACATTGACGAACTTCAAGTATCTTCGCAATACATGGAAGAACAATTGCGATGAAGAAAGATTGCTTGGCGTATCATTGACTGGTATCATGGACAACGAGATCACGAACGGCAAGAAGGGTCGTGAAGAACTGCGTTCGACATTGAATGCTATTCGCACTCATGCAGTCACTACAAATACTGAATGGGCAAAGAAGCTAGGCATTCCTCGTTCAGCAGCCATCACTTGTGTAAAGCCATCTGGAACTGTATCACAGCTTGTTGACTCGGCATCGGGTATTCACGCTCGTCATGCACCATATTACATTCGCACGGTTCGTGCTGACAAGAAAGACCCATTGGCCAAGATGATGGTTGATGCAGGATTTCCTGTTGAAGACGATGTGATGAAGCCTGATCACACATATGTCTTTGCATTCCCAATGAAGACGCCAGAAAATGCAGTATTTCGTAAAGACATGACTGCGATTGAACAACTTGAATTGTGGCTTGAGTATCAGCGTCATTTCTGTGAACACAAGCCTTCTGTCACTATTTCCGTGAAGGAAGAAGAGTGGATGGAAGTCGGTGCATGGGTCTATGAGCATTTTGATGAAATGTCTGGTGTTTCATTCTTGCCGTTCTCTGACCATGTGTACAAGCAGGCACCTTATCAAGATTGCACCAAGGAAGAATATGAAGCAATGTTGGCAAAAATGCCAAAGAATGTTGACTGGAGCAAGCTATCAGAGTATGAAAAGCGTGATACGACAACTGGAACTCAGGAGCTTTCGTGTACTGCAGGATCATGTGAGGTGGTGTGATGGAGAGAACACTACAATGCGTATCATGCGACTCTGAATACACTATAGAATATGATGAGGATGCAGTAACGGGCAAGGATTGCTATTGCCCGTTCTGCGGCCATATGTATGACTTTGATGATGCCGAAGAAGATGATTCCTGGAATGAGGAAGAAGAATAAATAGTCAATATATCTCAATTCTAGAGAGAGAGAATCATGGACGACTCATCAATTCAATATAGAATTCGTTTGGCACAGATCAATGGCATCAAGCTGGATGAAGCAAAAGAAAAAGATTGGGAACAACCTAAACAGGATGATTCATATCATAACATGGAACGTGCATCTGCTATACAGTTATACCATGATGAAATGAGAAACAATACTAGAAACGGCTTACCAAGCCGTACAGCACATATAGAAGCCATGGATGCTGTAGAGAATGAGCATGGTAAATCCGGATTAGATCATCTGCATGGTCATTTTTCGGAGCTAGAATTGAATCGTAATTCTGAAGAAAACAAATAATTTTGGAGAGAACCATGGACGACTCATCAATTCAATATAGAATTCGTTTGGCACAGATCAATGGCATCAAGCTGGATGAAGCATCTATGTCGCCAGCTGAGCGTCGCGCAGCGACTGCTAAACGGTTGGCCGACGTTGCACACACATATCATAGTTCAATGATAACTAGTCTTCAAAATGGTCATACATCATCTGACGCACATTTAAAGGCTATCGATGCCGTTACCGAAAAACACGGCCAGCGAGGATTAAATCATCTTCATAAGCATGTATCTCAACTTGGACCCGTTCACAGCGCACATCAATTCGATCAGCTAGAAAAAGCAGGTCTCCTCAAGCCCAGACGATGATCAATATGCTTTAATTCTAAGGAGAGAATCATGGACGACACATTAAATCAATTCAGACGCCGTTTGGCGCAGATCAATGGTATCAATCTAAATGAAAATAGTGATTTATTTAAAAAATCTGTACTAAGAACATATTACGACACGATGAAAAAGAATGCACGTAATCGAGACATGGCGCATGAATTAAGTATAGCAGCAGTTCAAGAAAAACATGGTTCTCGCGGACTTGAGCATATTTAAAAACATCTAGATGCTCAAGATCATTATGAACTAAACAACTGATATAAAATCTGTACATATATAATGTATGGATTATGAAAACCCCTGGCTTCTAAACGAACAAATCTTTACATCAGAAATGATTGCAGCCCACGTGGGGTTTGTGTACAAAATCACAAATCTTCATGATGGGCGTTTTTATATTGGTAAAAAACTCTTTACCCGTGCTGGCAGAAAGCAAGTCAAGGGCAAGAAGAAGAAGATTCGCGTGGAATCTGATTGGAAGAAATACTATTCATCATCAGAAGAATTGAATGCGGATGTACAAAAGCTAGGCATTCACAAGTTTCGTAGAGAGATATTGAGATTGTGCAAATCTAGAGGCGAGTTAAACTATTTTGAAGCCAAATATCAATTTTCCATGGATGCTCTAGAGTCTGACAACTTTTATAATAATCTAATCATGGTTAGAGTTCATAGATCCCATCTCAAGTTTCTCAAGACTTAGTTTTCTCTCCAAAGCCTGTCTTTTGGATACAATGCAAGATAAGAAGAAATACACAGTTACATTCAACTTCAACACTATAAATATATCGTTCCAATAGTGACTTGTCAAGGGAAAAGTTATGGAATATTTTTATTATGATGATCTTGGTCAAAAATACTATAATAAGTTTGACGCTCTTAGATCTAAAAGAGACGTTGCATTATACTTTTACGACAAAGAATTTTTAGCGTTTGATTGGAAAACTGAGCCTAGAGAATCGTTGTCAGAACTTTACAAGCTCAGGGCGCAACAATTGCGTGAAAAGTATGAGTATTTGATACTGGCATATTCTGGCGGAATAGATTCTACTAATATGCTTGAGAGTTTTTACTACAACAATATTCATATAGATGAAATAATTCTAGTTGGCGCTTTTTCACAAGATTCATATCATGGTTCAGATGAGAATCATAATGGAGAAATTTATCACAATTGTATTCCAACTTTACAAATGATGAATTTGAAAAACACGAAAATAACTTATCATGACTATACGAAGCTATATGATACTCCAGAAAAATTTGTTTCATATAATAACATGGATAAAAAGTATCAAATCATAGATAATTGGTTTAGTCCACATAATAGATGGTGGGAAACTCCGGCGCTAATCAATTCAAATGCCAATAGAAAAAAAGTAGGTTTAATTCTGGGTGTTGACAAACCAAATTTCTCAAAAGAGGGATTTGATTGCTATTTCTTTTTCAACACGTTGTCAATTAGTTCTTTAGGCAATTACACTTTTTACAATCAAAATAATGATGGTGTCACTAGGGATTTTTTTTATTGGTCGCCGGAAATGCCAAAAATAGTGTGCAAACAAATGCACACTATACATAATTTCTATTTGGAATATGTTGTACTCAAGGAAAAGATAAGTAAAGATGCTTTTTTTGAAGCAAAGAATTATTGGAAAATATTAGAAAAAAGTATCTATCCTTCAATAATAAATCCCTTAAAATTTGCATCTAAAAAAAGTAATAATATATTATCTTTTAGAGATAGCTATTTACTAAAAAACAAGAATTCAAAAATTTACGAAGACTACATAAATCAAGTTGTTTGGGCCAGAAAAACTTTTCCGAAAGTTATGATGAAAAATGGAAATTATCAAGATAAAAACGATATTTTTAGTCGCAAGTATTTTATCAATTAGTTCGTTTGCTTTTTTTGCAAAAGCGCAATCTTTTTTTGAACCAGCATTAACAATGATTGTGCCTTTTGGTATTGGTGGACCTGCAGATATAATTGCTAGACACATAGAACATGCAATTGAAAAAGATTCAAAGATACGAATTGCTGTAATCAATCAAGGTGGAGCATCAGGTAATATTGGAATGAGATCTTTTTTGCAAAGAAAAAGGTCTCTATTGCTTACAAGTGAAAATATACTTGCAAACAAAAAATATTTGACGGATTCATATCCTAAAGAAATTGAAAATGTTGTGAATCCAATTTATTTTTTTGCCAAAGCACCATTTATTCTATATGGTCATGATAGATTTCAGACAATAGATGATTTGATTAATGAATCCAATCGTAGACCTATAATATTTGGGTCTAGTGCTCCGGGTTCTGGTAGTTATGAATCGTTCAATCAGCTGTGTAACGTAAAAAAAATTCTAAAGCAATGTATACGAGTTGCATATGCTTCTTCCGGATCTGCAATTTTTGATCTAATGGCAGGAAGATTAGATGTGTTTGCAAGTTTATATGCAAATCATCAGTCATTTACGTCAATGAACACAGTAAAACCATTACTTGTTCTAAGTCAAACTGAGTTGTCTTCATTGAAAGATATACCATTTTCCCATCAAATCAACATTGATGTTGAAGTCTACAATTGGCATGGTCTTTTTCATAACGGACTATCGGATGAAGAAGTTGATTTAATTAGAAACTCATTGAATAAATATTTCGATCAACAAAAACTAATTGATTTAGGTTATGATATGAAGAATCCTGAACCAAATCAATTTTGGAATGATAAACTAAATGAATTTAACAATTGATTATTTAAAAATATTATTAATAGTGGCTTGAAAATATGATAGACTTAAAAACTACTTGGTATTTTCAATATCAAGATCAAATATTTTTTTCTCTTAGAGATGTTTTAGATAACCTTAAATCCAATTATAAAAACGCATATTTTAATTTTTATGATGATGTTTTTCAGCAGTATGACTGGTCAAAAGAACCTGTTGAAAGTTTTGAAGAGTTGAAAAAAATAAGAGCACAACAAATAAGACAAAAACATAACTATATTAGACTATATGTCAGTTTTGGTTCAGACTCTGGCACGATGGTAAATGCTTTTGTAAATAATAACATTTTTATTGATGAAATTATAAATTATGTCTGTATGTGGGAAAATAATTTAACTGAACTTGAGCAGGAACATAATACTTTATTTTTACCAAATATAAAAGAATTCATAAAAAAATCATCAAAAACAAAAATAACTATTAAAAAAATAACTTCTACTGATGTAAAAGCAATGCTTGATGAGAATAATAATAATTTAGTAGGGATTGTTCCTTCAAGGTTTAACTTAAGCATTTTAAAAAATGAATTAACATTAGATAAACTTTTTATAGATGTAGCGGGCGATAATAAGGCGTATGTTTTTATAGATTGTGGTAAATTTTATTCGAATTTTAGTTTTTATTACGTTCATGATATAATTGGAAAAACAGTAGAAAACATTGAGAATTTCTTCACATCGCCAGATTTACCACAACTACATATAAAACAATGTCATTTATTGAAAAATAAAATTAAAAAAGAAAAACCAGATCTTATAAAGCGCTCATATATTTCTCCAATTTATGTGACTGAAGCAAATGTTTTCGAAGATGGAACTTCTATGGAATCATTCATAGAAAATGCATGTAGAGATTATACAGATTTTGGTATGACTCTCCCAAAATCTCCAAACACTTTTTATGTTAAACACGGATCAATAAACAAGAAAGAAATGTTGAGAATCAAAGGATTTTATAATTCCAATCCCACTTTATTAAAAGATTACTTTGATTACGTTCGTTTTTATCTTTCTCAACCTATTTTTAAATTGAATGAAAAAAAACAACTATATAAAGATGTAAATTTTAAAGTCCATAATTACTATTTGGGAAAATAACTTTTGATAACTTCATTAATTTTGGGATGTTTTTTTGGAATATTTACCGGCTTATTACCTGGGCTAGGTTTATTTTCTGGCCTTGTTTTAATATATCCATACCTTAAAACATTAGATGTATCTAATATAATAATTTTTTACATTTCAATGGCCGCAGCTAGTCAGTATACGGGTAGCATTTCCGCAATAGTTTTAAAAATTCCTGGCGAAGCAAACAGTGTTTTTGCTTTAAAAGAATCTAAAATTCTAGATAAACAAGGAAAAACAGATCAAGCATTAGGGGCTTGTGCTATCGGTAGTGTAGTTGGGGGCGCCGGAGCAATAATTTTAACGTGGTCAATTCTCCCATTGTTAGAACCTATGGTTCCTTATATGTTTAGATCTGATGTAAAAGCGATTATTCTTTTATTGTCTTTATGTGCTTTTATTTATTTTTCGGATAATAAATTGATAATAAGTTTGGTTTTTTCAATTATAGGATTTTGTTTGTCTCTAGTAGGTATATCTCCTTTTGGAGTTGAAAGAACTTTTGGTATTGAAAAATTAGTAGGCGGAATACCTTGGTATCCTGTAATTTTAGGTGTATTAATTATCCCAAAATTATTTGAAGATAATAGTAAGGTATCTTTAAACTCAACTAATGTAAAATTTTATTTTAATTTCTGGATAACAGTTAGATCTACTATTCTAGGATATGTTGGCGGACTTGTTCCCGGAATATCTTATATTATAGGACCAAAGTTGGCTTGGATTGTAGAAAATAAAATATCCGGTGATTCTTTAAAAAGACTGCTGGCGGCAGAAACAGCTAATAATGCAAGTGCATATAGCATGATTATTCCCTTGTTGTTGTTGTCAGTTCCAATCGTAAGTTCTGAAGCAATCATTCTAGATTTGTGCAATAATAAAGGATTTCAATTTAATTGGAATACAACCATTGCATCCGGATGGTTTTCGTCTACAATTATTCCAATAATTATAATAAATGTTTTTCTCGGTTTTATTTCATATTATTGTATAAAATGGTTGACGATTTGGAGAAAAATACCTAAAATAAATATATTCATATCATTGTTATTAATTTTATCCTTGATAATAAATGCAAATGATATTCAATATGAGATGTTGTTGTTTTTTCTATTTTTTGGACTTGGTTTTGTCTTAAGAAAATTCGACACATTACCCATAGTTTTGACATTTTTAATGGGAGATCAAATAGAACAAAATGTTATCAGAGTATTAACAATTTATAATTATATTTGAAAGGATACAAAATGAAAATTCTAAGTCTAGTCTTATTTTTAATGATATCAACTACGGCAAATGCGGTAGAACTCTTGAACCCATATAAAGGCGGTAGTTTAGCAATTGAACTATATTCAATTATGTCGAACCATCTTAATTCAAAAAATATTGCACATACTACAGTTGCATTAGATAATTGCCGTTCTGCTACATCTAATTGGAAACAATACAAGTCCCCCCTATATATTTCTTGGTCAGATTCTAGTGAATGTAACCCACAAGCAAGTCAAATCAATATTTTATCTAAAGCAACACAATTATTTTGCTCAATGAAAGAAGTAAATCTATCAAACAAAAATCTAAAAATTGGTTGGCAGGCAAGTGCTCCTCTAACAGGGATTTATGATGCATTTGAAAAGAACTATGGTAGAGTTACTAAAGTTCCATATTTGAATGGCGGTCAACAGGTCCAAGGAGCTGTATCAGGTGAAATTGATATAGCTCTAATAGGACAAGGTACTGCAATGTCTTCGCCGCTAAAGTGTTTTATGGCAGTCACACCTTTTGAACAGTTGCCGGTAATTGAGCATTCGTATGGAGACATGTATACGTCTCTTATAGGTATTCTATATGAAGATGTTTCACTTAAATCTGTTGTGAATGAATTTATCAATCTACCAGAAATTAAAATTTGGAAAGAGAAAAGAAAACTTCAATCTGTAATTTCCGATGATGAGAGAAAAGTATTTTTGTCAAACACTTTTGAAAGAAAGTAATCAAATATGTGTGACTATGGTTGAACCATAGTCACACTTTTAGGAGAAAAAATGGTAGTCGTTCATACTATAAAATTACCACAAGAAAATTGTAATAATATCTTAAATATGATACAAAATTCAACAGATAAAAATAAAATAGAAACTATGGTGGGAAAAACAGAAGGCTACACTCCTTGTTGCGTAACTGATCTTCGTGAGCTAGAGGTTTGGAAAACGTGGAAAGATAATAAAGAAGTTCAGCAAATTATTTATAAATCAAAAAAAATTGATGAACAAGTTCCAGAAAATATTTTTGATTACTTTAATATAGATAAAAATAAATGTGTTATAGACGTAAGAAGATTTTTTCCTGGGAAACTACACGTACCTCATAAAGATTATTATTTTAATCTTTCATATTCTGAATGGGAGGCGCCTCCAAAAAATGCATTAGAATTAAAAGATAGACTAGAGAAAATGAAGACGTTGTCAAAAGAAATTTTACAACCAAAAAATATAGTTAGACTTTGGATAAGTTTAACAGAACCAAAATTTGGCCATGTGTTAATGATTGAAGACAAAGTATTATATTGGTTAGAACAGGGCAGTATTGTTACTTGGGATATTCAAGAATTACATTCAGCAGCAAATGTTGGCTATGAAGATAGATTCATAATGAGAATTACTGGTTATTTAAATGAAAGTGCATGACATAAAATTATCAAAAAGTATATGTGATAATTTGTTGAAATTAATAAAAACTGATAGTACAATTGAAACAAGAGTTAGAGAGCCTGGATCTAGAAAAGGTTTTATTACAACCGAGAAAGAATATACTATACTAGAAAAATATAAACAACATAAAGAATCTGGGTATATAAATTATACTTCAAAAAAAATTGAAAATATAATACCTGATTATATTTTTGAATATTTTAATCTTGAAAAATTAAAATGTAAAATTGAGATTAAAGAATTTTTACCTGGAAAGCTTCACATACCTCATAAAGATTATTATGCAAACTATAGTCACGGATTGACAAATGAAAGCGTCTATAATTTCAATGAAAATACTGAAATACAGATAAATAATTATTTCATACGAATTTGGATAAGTTTGACAGAACCAAAATTTGGTCATGTATTAATTATTGAGAACAAAGCTTTATATTGGCTCGATCAAGGGACTATTGTAACTTGGGATAAAAATGAATTACATTCCGCAGCAAATTTAGGGTATGAAAATAGGTATATTATGACGATTACAGGGAAAAAATATGTCACTAATAGATTACATAACTTTTTTATTAAAAAACAAAAATATACTTGATACTAATATTTCATTGATATATAATCAACAAAATTATGAAAATATTTTAACAAGAATATATCAACAACTTATTTTTTTTGAAAACTTTAATTTAAAAAATTGTGATATTGTGGACATTGGTTCTGGAATTGGAATACATTCAAATTATTTTCTTATAAAAGAAGCAAACATAATTGGATATGAACCGAACTTAGAAGCGTACACTGCATGTAAAAATTTATTTCCAAATCTTGAAATTAAGAATTCGTCATTTGATTTTAATAAGAAATATAAAATAGCAACTTTATTTGGAGTTATTCCGTTTGTTGAAACTAAATATGTTGAGCAAATATATAATTCAACACAATTTTTAATTATAGATTCTCGTAGTCCGTATGATTTTAATTTTAAAGTTGTTTTTTCTAAAAAATATTTTGATAAGATAACAAATTATTATAGAACTTTTACTGTATACGGAAAATAATTTTATGGCGATATAATGTATAAAAACTGGTTAGATACAAACGTAAAAGATCGTTTATTAGACAAAACAATAAAATACAAAGCGCGGTTCAATCCTCGAAAATTTGAGGTAATGTCTTTTCACGAAGCTGCTGATTACACTACAAAACAGATTGCAGAGTTAAATGTTCCTTTATATTTGGGTTTAAGCGGAGGTATGGATTCCAAATATGCCTTTTTATGTTTTCATAGAAATAAGATTGATATCGTGCCAATTATTGTGAAAACACACGGCAATGACTATGAAACTACCTACGCCTTTCACTTATGCAAAAAATTGAATGTAACACCCATAGTCTTGACAATTTCTGAAAATGAGTATGTGATGTTATTCAACAATCTAATCGCAGACAAACTTAACGGTATAGGGCTAAATTCTGTTTCTAGTATTCTGGCAGGTTTTTATGCACAATAATTGGCTTACAACAAATTTAAGTCATAGATGCACAAATCCTAAATTGAATTTTTTAGTTGATATTTGCCCATATCCAGTAAAAATTTTAAATTTTGACGATGAGTGTAATATAACAGCAAAAATAATAGCAAATTTTAATAAAAAAATATACATTGGTTTAAGCGGAGGTATTGATTCAGAGTTTGTATGTGAAGTTTTTTTAAAAAACAAAATTGACTTTATACCAATAATAGTTTGCTATGATGGAAATGAAGAAGAAAGAGCATATGCTTTTAAATACTGTAAAGAAAAACAAATAAAACCAATTATTATTGAAATTACAGAAAAACAAATTGTAAATTGCATATGGAACACATTAGTAAAAAAATTTAATGGTATTGGAATATATTCAGTAGGAGCAATTATTGCGGCAGAATATGCGGAAAATAATAACGGTATATTTGTTGAAGCGGAACATTTTATTGGAGATGGTTTAGAAGAAATACAAGATTTTAAATATTATATTCCGGAATGGGACTTTTATACTTCTGTTTTATTTCCAAAAAAAGTTTTTTTGTTTTTTCTTTATAGATTAGAACTATGTCATGCCATGATTAAAACTATAGATATCAAGCACAATGATTGGATGACTTACAAACATATTGTGTATAATAGACCTTTGAGACCTAAAATGAAACCATCTTATTCTAGAATTGTAAATAAAATAATTAAATTAATAAATTGTTCAAAAAAAAATATTCCTACTTCTCATTATTTTATTGGTAACAAAATAGAGCTAATAAAAAAATTATCATGTTCTTAATTTATATATTTTTATGGTTATTGATATTATATTTTATGCATAGAATTGCTCATATTATTCCTCTAATTAAAAATCTTCATTGGGATCATCACAAATATATAAATTCATTTCAAGGAAATAATTGGCATTGGTCTAACTTATTTCTCTACAATGATAATTGGAAAAGTACAGCCGATCTATGGATTACAGAAGTATTTCCAACAATTTTGTTTTGTTTAATCACAAGTCAATGGTGGATTTTTATTTTTTATTATTTGTGGGCCGCATTAGCGCAAGAAATAGTAGAACACAATCCTAAGGTAAATCTATATCCATTTTTCACATTTGGTAAATGGCATTTAAAGCACCATACAAATCATAAATGTAATTACGGATTGTTTTTTCCCATATTTGATTTGTTATTTAAAACAAACAATAAAAATTAAAACTCATTCAAAGGCAACACTATAAATATATCGTTCCAATAGTGACATGTCAAGGAAAATCGCATGAAATCGTTTAGGGAATATCTGCACGAAGAAGATAATGAAAAACTAGCTGCTGGCGCGCTATTTCATGCATTAGATACAGGCAAATATGGTGTCGCTCTACGATCAAAGATTTGCGATCAACCAAACACATATTCTCCAGTAGGCGGTTCATCAGATACAAACGACAAGGATCTAAAAGCAACAGTGGTGCGTGAAGTCGGTGAAGAGATTGGACATGAGATCACACCAGAACAGCTTGAGCCACTTCATGTGTTCAAGAAGAAGGGATTCCAGTATCACACATACTTGTGCAAAGTGTCAAAACAAGATGATGTTCAACCAAAGCTAAATGACGAGAACGATAGATTCGATTGGTTTGAAAAGCACAAGATGCCCAAGAACCTGCATCCGGGGTTTGCCGAGATGCTTTCCAAGAGTATGCATAAGCTTCCATAAGTCGCCGAACGACGACAAATCAAAATGTCGTTGAACGACGACATGCGACAAGTTGTTGTAGAATTCTATTAAGATTGATTGCTATTTTTTATTGAAGATAACATTGCTTCATAAAATAGTTTTTCAAAATGATTTTTTCCTAAAACATACTCAAACATCATATTAAATATAATGTCATATTGTTTTTCAAGTTGTGAAGATTTTGAGATTATTTCATTAGATTGTTGTTTTTTATCAACATTTTTGAATTTATTGTCACTACTTTTTCTATTTCTATATCCGCCAGGTAGCACGTTATAAACTGGATTTAGTTCTCTAATAAATTGTTTTTCCATTGTTGAAATGTAGTCTACAAATTTACTTTCCAAAATAATTTCAAATGAAAACTTTTCTATACCATATTTTTTCATATCACAATATAGTGGATGATTTGATTTTCTTTTGATATCTGATATATGCTGTGAAAATCTTTGTTTCGGATTCAATGTCACGCCAATGTATATTTTTTCATTGACTTGATTTTTGATTTGATATAGACTAAATATCTTCATGCTGATGACCTCCTTACAGGTTATTAGAGTGGTTGGATTTTGGTAGAATCGCGAACCACATTCTTATTTATATCAATAAACTTGATGTTGACAAAATGTCGCATCAAAAAAATACAAATTCCTTGTTGCACCGCGAAAAAGGAACATAAGTAGTATCATGTCGGCTCAATAGTGGGCGACAAAAGAAGGAGGCGCACGATGTGGCCCTGGACAATGGAAGAGAATGAATATCTAACAAAGTTCTTCAAGACGGAAGATACCAAAAAGACTGCTGATGCATTTTCGCATAAAATGCGTAAGATTACATTGGATGTAACAGACATCCAAGTTGATCTAGCATCAAAGATGTTTGGTCTGGTCAACAAGCACACAGACAATCTGTTTGGAATCTACGAGAATGTGTTCAACAAGCAGGTTACCGACTATCGTAACGTCGTTCGTTCAGTTTGCAAGGAGTAAGACATGAAGTTTTGTTTGGTAAAGAAGGTTGCCGATAAGGCAAAGGAAATCGCAAAGAAGGTTCTACACGCTATAACAGAAGCAAATAAGAAGCGTGCCGAACGTGCCATTTCTTGGGAACTTCGTCAGTATTACAAGAGAGAGTATGGCGATACTTTTTTGGAAAAGTTTCCATATCACGTTGTAAATAGACGCGACTGACAAGAGAAGGGGAAAGAAATTTCCCCTTCTTTCGTTTTAGGTAAAAATATAAATAGCATAAATGATCTTCTTTAGGAGAAACCTATGACGACAATGCAAGAAAAATTCATGCTTCATTTGGCTAAAATTAATGGTGTCAAACTTTATGAAGCGGAACAGGCTATCACTAACAATACTGGTCCGCGAGAAATTGATCGTTCTGGTATAATATCGGGCTATTTGAGAGATCATCCTCGCACCGGAGAAGTTTCCGACCCTACATCAGATATAGTGTCGAGACACGTATTGCCTGCTGTTCGTGGAGACAAGAACGCATTTGTCGGAAGTACCGGTCAGGGACATATCGATGCAGTCAATAGTGATCACATAGGAACGATATTGAGAGCAACTCATAGAGACTCGGAAAAAAAGAGTGAAGATCCGTATGGAAATCGTTTCGAACTGCAGCGCGCGGCCGCAGAACACAGACATGCGACATTGGCCGATTTACATCACGCGGCTGAAAATCATCCAGATTCGGAAACAAGAAGAATTGCTCAGAACTCGGTCATGACAATAACAAAAAATGCCATGCAAAATCCATCAAATCAACCTCTTGCTAGTCATACACTAGGAATGGCAAAAAAGGGTTTGGCAGTTGCCGCAGCAAACGCAATGTAAATCGCGCATACCAGCTATGCGGTAATTGCATGAAGAGGGGGGATTGACATCTCCCCTCTTTCCATTTATAGTGAGAACATGTTTACTGTATTTGTGGAAAGCAAGAATCGGGCGACCAGCCTGGTAAAGAGGCGCAATGCAACGCATTGGATCAGTCTTCTTGATCCGGGCGACAGGCAATTTGTGCCGTCTGATTCGCGATTTGACTCTGTCAATCGCTTGTTCATGAACTTTGAGGATGTCAACAGAGATACTGACTCTGGTGCGCCTACAAGGGATCATGTTCAACGCATCTTGGACTTTACCAAGAATGTGAATGACGGTGTCATTGTGGTGAACTGCTTTGCTGGTGTGAGCCGTTCGACGGCAGCAGCATTCGCAATTCTGTTCCAGCATCATAGATGCATTGAGACATCGGTCGAGATGCTTCTGGATGTCCGTCCACAAGCCTGCCCAAATCCACTCATCAGCAAGTTTGCCGATGACATCCTGGGTTGCAATGGACGCCTCTTTGAGGCCGCAGAGACGATAGCAAAAGAGAGACTTTTACGGGTGTTTGGCTAAGTCATTGAAATCATTGCAAAAAATAGTCCTTGACAATTGTTCGACACCCATATATACTGCATCTTGTAAGTTGATTGATGAGGCAAAGCAAACATGAATCCGAACGAAGTGTTGGAGTATAGTTTTGAAGACGCTGTGCAGGATCCTACCCTTTGGGCTGGATACGAGCAGTGGCTGGATGAGCAAGCCAACATTTCGGACTTTGAACTCTGGCATGAGGAAAACGAATACCAGGGTTGATAAAAAAAGTCCTTGCGTTTTGAAAAAAAGTTTGCTAGAATGCAGAAATGATGAAACGAGACGACTAAATAGAGATTATGAAACATAGAACACTAAAACAGAATTCGATCCGCGTCGCAACAAAGCCTGAATGGTTTGCCATTCAGCAAGCGGGTTTGTCTTGACTGCGTAGGGACTTTGAATCTCTTCACACCAAGACAAGCCCTCCCTAGCGAGGGCTTTTTTGTTGACAAAGTGATGGATACCAGATAGTATCTGATATCTGATAAACGCAACGAGGGCGTGACCTGCACTAGATTAGGTCGAACGGTCGGAACCGAGGATGAAATCTGCGGCGACAACGCAGAGAGTAAAATTCGGGAAACAAGTATCAAGTGATACTTGATTGTGTGCATGGAAGGCAAAGGCCACGCCGATATAATGGTAAATAGCTCTGCCGCGTTCGGAGTTGAGTGAGTTCGATTCTCATAAAAATGCACACAATCAAGTATCATAACGCAGAGTGGAGCAGTAGCAGCTCGTCTGGCTCATACCCAGAAGGCCACAGGTGCAAGTCCTGTCTCTGCAACCAATTGTGCTAGGCTCTATGGTAGTCTAGCACATAAGGGTGTTATTCGATGAAGCCTAGCCAGGTGGAGAATAGCTAGTTGGGTTGCGCGAATTCAACGAAGTCGCAAATGTGCGGTGGCACCGACATTTGTGGAGCCCTTTGACAATTACATGGAAGTGTGGGAGAGTGGTTTAATCCGTCAGTCTTGAAAACTGAAGGGCCTACGGGTCCCGTGAGTTCGAATCTCACCGCTTCCGCCATTATGGAGCATTCGTCTAGAGGCCTAGGACCGCGGGCTTTCAATCCGCTAACAGGGGTTCGAATCCCCTATGCTCTACCAATTTTGCATGTTTTTGAGATAAAACATGCCGTACCTATCCACGAAAGAAAGGACATAGCACGAGGTAGGTTGTGCGTGTCACCGAATATGCTCGGATAGCCCAACTGGCAGAGGCGTTAGTCTTAGGAACTAAATGTTGTCGGTTCAACTCCGACTCCGAGCACCAAATATGGGCTGTTAGCTCAGCGGCAGAGCAGCGTCTTTACACGGCGAATGTCGGCGGTTCAATCCCGTCACGGCCCACCAATTCATAGAATGGACCAGTAGCTCAATTGGTAGAGCGTCGGACTCTTACTCCGAAGGTTCTCGGTTCGAAACCGAGCTGGTCTTCCAAACAACGGGCCCTTAGTGCTAGTGGGAACACGTCGGTTTTGCATACCGAAATCAGGAGTTCGACTCTCCTAGGGTCCACCAAGATGCGAGTGCAGATGCTGAGAAATCAGGTGTAGGCATACATCTGAGAGTCCAACGGTGCGAGTCCGATCCAGAGACTGGACAAGTAACAGCTACAACTGCTTACCTCTAACCCGGCGCGCCTAGTTTACACGGGTAAAATGAGTCCGAATGAGGGAGGCGGACTGCTCGC